TTATCCAAAAACTACCTTACCAAACAAGCAAACCTGTAACACTTCGTCAGAATAGTCCTCCCAGTATTCCCAGTCATGCTCCTTCTCCAGTTTAGCTATACCCTCCTTAAACTTATCAAGGGTTAAAACGTATGGCTCGTTATCCTCAATATCGTAGTAAGTAACCTTACCACCATTCATGAGGCAATCTACTAATCTCTCCTCGAAATACTCATACTTGCCCTTAGTCAGCTTTTCCTTCTCATAGTCCAAACGCCCTGCCCAGTAGGAACAGGCATATGTGGCATCCGCCAAAACGTCCAACAATTTCTCCTCAATAGTCATTTAGATAACCCCCTTAACATTTTCTTTTTGAACAGTAACACTACAGGTTTCCTCTGAATACTCCATAGCCCACATAGGCTCTAATGAATCCAATGCCTCTTTTTCACCTTTTCTAACCGCTTCTGCTTCTGACTCAGCCTCCACAGTGAAGGTTCGGATCATGGCAATTTCAACAGGTACTTCGTACTTCATGATATACCTCCTTTTATCCAACACTGAGAATATCTGCCATGCTATAGCTCTTACCATACTTCTTGGTAGTCGCCTTCAATGCGTTTTCCAGTGTACCTACCGTAACCAACATAGACAGGATGTTGAAAGCCGCGTCCAGTCTGTTCATGGCTACTTCCTTCTCATGGTCCGTACTGGCTAAACACAACAGCTTTATGCTTCCAACCCATTCACGCATAATAATGGCTTCAAGCTGTCCATCCATCTCAACCATCCTAGTCTTCATAATCAACCCTCCTCAACCTTAAAACAGGAAGTAATCGCTTCCTTGCACAACAGGCTCATAATGTCCTCAACACTCTCAGCACAGCCACTGTGAGCCCAAATGTCTTCCGCAACCCCATAAATCTCCATCAGATCATCAGGTGCATTACACCTAACCACATTTGCCAACGCATCATAGTCATCAATCGTGCCCACCTCGTAAAACCTATGCCTAACGCACATCGCTCTTACTGCACCCCAGTCCCAATGTCTCGTCTCGGTGATTTTAGTCATATCTAACCCTCCTTATTCCTTACAAGCTACTACTAAGCCGCCAACACCATCTTTTTCATAAACATCAACCACTACCGAATTGAAGTATTCCCGTATTTCCCATGGTCTCCAAATCTCATCACCAATTGACTCATCATAAATTCCCATATTGTTGATATCGATACCATACTCACTGATATAATCCGCAACTGTCTTTTTCATACTCTCCGCCCCCTTTCTGTAAAGTTTTTATTTGTTTATCTTTATATATATCCTATCATATTTTTAATTATTTGTAAAGTGTTTTACTTAAAATATCACAAATTTTTGCAAAAAAAATGAGCGGACACACCGCTCAAAATGGCACTCACTATTTAATTTCTGACTGCATCATTCTCACAGCCAGTCTGCACTTATCCACATCAATTCTCGTCAGCTTCATAAAATCCTTGATAACTTCCCATTCCTCATCATAGGCTCTTATCTGATGGATGCCACGCTGTCCACGGGCACTCACAGAACCTACTGGGCGACCGCCTTTGCCACCGCCACCACCTTTGTTATTATGTCTACCATCATCGGGTCTTGTTGCTTTTCCCGGCATAAAATCACCACCTAGTTTTTTACTTTACATTTTACTTGTCCACCTGTTCATAGTCAAGATGCCATGAACCCTTCTTCCATAAAGCTGATATACTTCTCGTTGCCAACAATAATGTGGTCCCGAACTGGAATATCCATAATTTTTCCACATTCAACTAACTGCCTTGTTATTTTGATATCTTCCTTGCTCGGTGTCGGATCTCCTGACGGATGATTATGCACCAAAATCATGGCAGCCGCATGTAACTTTATTGCTTCAAAAAATACCTCCCTTGGATGTACTACAGAACCAGTCATTGAACCTATTGAGATATCCTTAAGCCCTATTACATGGCCTTTAATATTCATTAAAAGGATACAGAAAACTTCCCTATGTTCAAATAGGAACCTTGTTTTTACCATGTCATACGCATCATCAGGGCCTCTGATAATATCCACCTTTTTTACTGGCACCTTGGCTATCCTTTCTGCATACTCACGAACCGCCATTATTTTCATTACAGTTTTCGGTCCCACTCCTGGGATGTTACCGCTTGCCAGTATATCACCAAAATCTATCTGTGATGCCGTAGCTTCGTCTAACCCTGTCATCAGTGATAACAATTCTGCATCAGAATAAATACCCATACCATACCCAACACCACACTCAGCAACCTTATCCGCCAACATATCCTACACCTCCTGTCTTTTCCTTCCTGTTTCCACTGCCCATCTGTTCATCCTATGCAAAAGGTTTACAGTGTTCCAAAAATCCTGCTCATAATTACTGGTAAGCGGTCTGAACTGATACATTTCATCCACACCAACCATGCATATATGTTTTTCACAAGCATAACAAGATACTGTTGCAACCGCCTCCATGGTACTGCTAAACCCTACACTGGTTATGCACAGCACATGCGGATTAAACCCGTTGTATCCAAAATTCTTGCCCTTAAACTCATCTTTGTCTGCAACAAAACCATGATAGCATGGAGCATATGCATATATTCCAGTTCCTTCTTCAAAGTCACCAAAACGATATTTGCCTAATTTCTTGGTCATAGCCAGTTGCCCCTTGTTCTCAAAACAATACTTCCTTATTTCCTTCACAAATGGCGTATATCGGTAGTCCCTGTTTCCCTCATCAACATATTCTTTCCTAAAGAAAACCCTTACAGGGTCCGCACCGTCAAACCCATGGAAATCAAAGTCACCAGGTAGGATGTCTTTTTCTTCCTCTATTGGCAACCTAAAAGACTGACGCTCCAAATTTTTATTCATAAGCCGTGCATCCTTGCCCCAAACTTCGCCATTTACCCACTGGTCAAATGTCAGATAATAATTCACACCGCAGGTGCCAATTTTTATCTCCTGACCGTCACATTTTCTGTAAGCGTAATCGCCCATTTTCAAAACCACCTTCCATTACCAAATCACACTGTCCAAATATGCCTTCTCTGCTTTATTCCAAATACGAACCATTCTCTTGCTTCTCTCTACCTCGCTCCTGCTTAACCCCAGTGCATCCAAGGTGTCCTCGGGCTCATGGGTGATACAAAACTCATGATTCTCCATTTCATACCTAAAAGCACTATACAGGAAATCATCATCCTTATATCCGTCCTTAACTTCCTTTGCATGTCCTGTCAGCATGGCAACCAGTCTATCTTCGTCTGATGCACGATAAACCATGCCACAAAAACCGCCACGCAACTCATCTTTGTTCTCAACTCCAAGCTCCTTCATACCCTTTTCAAACTGCTTCTGAGTGAAGGCAAAAAAGCAAGGGAACTCACTAATTTCTTTCCTGTGTCTGTCCTTCATCTGCTTATAGGTTTCTTTCTCAGCCATTTTTAATCCACTCCCAGTCTTCTCTATTAGTGGTCTCACCCACAAAACAATGTCCCTTGTAATACCACTTACCACTTTCACTATGGAATGTAGTCCATGTGCTGTAGCAATTCCCGTCCTTTGCCTGTGCTATGGAATAAGGCTCGCCAACCTGCAGATAATTACTCAAATCTGATCTAGGCGGAAGGATGTCCCTAAAGTAATTAACCATATCCACATCCACCTCATCACCTACCTGCAGATAATCTTCTAGTGTCCTTGTATCCGACTCATGCCAACCTTTCAAAGTCTTCATTGTCAACCCTCCTACGAACCCACTAAATCAAGTCAAAAACATAATCAGGCTCTAGCCCTTCCTCGTACAAAACTTCCTCAGGGTCTTCTCCTTCCCATACCCTTTTGCGCATATCCTTTACATATTCCACTGCTTCCTGCTTGGTCATCTTATCCCGTTCCATGAAAATCCTTACCAGTTCATTCATTTTTGCCATGATACTCACTCCTCATCTTCAAGCTCATACTCACAAACAGCTTCAAACTTCCCCATGAAAGCCCTAGTATTTGCTTCATTCGGAAAGCCATAATACCATCCAACCAATGACTGTCTAAGCTCCATCATGCCGTTTGGCAGCCGCTGTTCTGATTCCACCATGATAAAGGTGATGTCTTCGCTTTTTGCATAAATCTCTTTAATCATGACAGTTCCATCTCCTTAATAATCTTCTCAAATGCTTTGTATACGGAAATTTCGCCTACAATTCGTCCGTCATCCCATGGAGTATTATTAGGTTTTCTCCTCTTTGCTTTCAGTTCCTCAAGTTCCTCTTTAATCAGTTCTAATGCTTCATTCCTTGTCATTTTCTCGCTCCTTTTAAAAGAGGGGCCCGAAGACCCCTAACATACTACTTCAAAAAATACTTTCCAGTCATTCTTACCAGCCACTTTAAACTAAGAACCTCAAACCGTTGAATATTCTTCCGTCTTTTCATTTTTACTCCTCCTTTTAGCTCTCAATGAAACACTTTTCAATTTTCCAGTCATACAGATAATTGCTCAACTTCACGCCATCATCTGTTCCGTCCTCGCAGTTCGCCCAAATCGAATTGCTAATCTTACCATGCTGAAACGCCTTATTGTCACTGGTGAACAGGTAAGTCCTGCCCCTTTCGTCATACGGCTTATTGAAGCTGTCTTCTGTGAAGGTGATTCCACCGGAAATCTCCTTGCCTTCCTCATTTGCCTTAAACATTGCACTTCTCAGTTCGTCATAGCTTACATACTTTCTCATGTCAATTACCTCCTTGTTTTCGCATACAATAAATCTTTTGCCAAGCTCATAATCAATTCATGCTGTTGGTGGGGTGAAAGACCATCCCAGTCATCCTGCCCAAAATGTTTGATGTAAAGCTCTTTAACAGTCCCAAAGAACCAGTTGGTGAACTCCTCATGGCTCATGTCTTCAATGCCTTTCATGGGTACCGCCCCTTTCGTAATGTGTTTATTGGTTTATCTTTATGTATAGCCTATCATAAATTTAATTATTTGTAAAGTATTTTACTTAAAAAATAGCAGGTATTTTTTACCACCTGGTCGAAAAAAACATCAAAAATCCCGTTTTCATCACACGACTTACTGCGTTCTCATAGCTTCAAATTAAAAAGGTCGAATATGAATGTATCCGTTATATGCTTTACGCTTAATACACGACATTTAGCGGACCCGTTTTTTCAAAAAGCATCCCTACCCACAAAAAAAGAGAGCCGGTATCTCTACCGACTCTCAAAAGTCTTATCTCTCCATCTTGCCAAGGGCTTCTTCGATAGCTCTCCGCTCAGTTGGGGTTGCTTCATCCATCATTTCCATCATACGCTCCTTCATGGTATGACCGCTATATCTGCGATCATAGCCACGGCTCATACGACCGCTATTATCATAGCTCCTGAAATTACCTTCATAGCCATAATGAGGATAAACCCTTCCTGACCGACCCTTGTCATAGTCATTTTCAAGAAGCTCATCAGCTTTCTTGATACCCGACAGTGCATTTTTAGTACACTCAATATCACTGGCAGTCTTAATGCCCTTAAGCATGATTTCTTCCAGTGCATCATGCAGGCTGTCAGATGCCTTCTCAATAAGTTTTCTGTCCATTTTCTCACCACCCTTTAGCGTGTTACCGCCAAGTCAGGGCGGCTGAAAATAATATTTGCGTTCTCCACCAAAATTGGCTGGTCACTGGTATTGCGGACAGTTACAGTCTGACAGCAACCACGATAAATCGGAGCATTAATCGCCCGACTCACATTGAAAAACTGATCTACTGCCGCAGGTGTTACTTCCATTGTGGATGCAGGGAGTGTTGTCCCGTCAATGGCAATAGCCACGGAAATGGCACCTACTGTACCACCTTCGGGAATACCAATATTAGCACCAAAATCCACAAGATAATTAGCCGAATTACTCCGATTGCATGAACAACCAAAACTGGATGGAACATATCCTGTAAGAAGGAAACTTCCCGTGTCGTCACGGTGTCTTACCAAACCTCTGTTGCAGGGAACTGGCGAATTGGTAAAAACAACGGACTCGCCAGGGTTTACAGTCTGCTGACTGACATTGCTGTATTCAGCCATTTAAACCGCCTCCCTCTTAGCCAACAAATCCGCCATTACACCCACAAGAAGGGTTAGACACTACATACGCAGGTACTGGCTTTGGGCAACAGGTATTTACAATATTTTGTGCCTGCTGACTGCCATAAGTCAGAAGCTGTGCTGTCTGCGCTGTCTGAGAAGCCGCAAGATTAGCCATATTCAACTGGCTCTGAAGGTTCTGAATCTGAGCATCCTTCGCTGCAATTCTGTCAGCACACAGGTCATCTTTAATAGACTGAACACCCTGAGTAATAGCATTTACAATCCCATTGGTGTTGTTGTTGCCCTGTGCAAGCAGGCTCTGAATACCAGTGCTCAATGCCTGACGGTCTGCACAATTCTCTGTTGCAACTGTATACTTCACATCAGCCAAACCTGCCTGTGTGGATGCCAAGCTATTCTGCAAGCCCATAGCAATACCATTCATGGCCTGTGTATTAGCAAGCTGATTAGTATACAGTGTGCCGGTAATACTGTCCTTCGCACCATTGATAGCATTTGCTGTTGCATACTGACCATTTGTGATGGCAGCCACTGTAGTAGCATTTCCCTGGCACTGAGCCACTGCATTATCAGCAAAGCCATTACCAATCTGAGAGGACACGCCGTTAATCGCATTAATAATCGCAGACTGGTCAAAGCCTCTCTGCACATCGGATGTAGCACCCATGTATGGAAGGAAACCATTACCATTACCACCGAAGCCACCGCCCCAGTTGTTCCAACCACCGCCAATCATCAAGATAAGCAGGAACCACATCATCCACCAGCCCCCGAAACAATCATTTCCGAAGCCGTTGTTGTTGCCCATGACTGCCGCCATATCAGCAGGACTCATGGAGCCGTTGTCAAGTGCCATATCAAAGCACTCCTTTCAATATTTTATTTCAACCTTGCGCAAAGTTGATTACAACTTGAAGCCAAACATCCCTAGCATACCCCTAGCACGCTCGAATTGTTGCTGATTAATCTTTCCGCTCTGCAATAACTGATTAACCATCTGTTGTGGGTTGGCATTCGGATTTTGTTGCAACATCTGATTACGAAAAGTCATCATTTGCTGAATTATCTGCTGTGGGTTCATCATACTCATTTATTTTTACCCCCTTTGCCCATGTGTGGGGTGGATGTCACCTGCTGAACAGGCTGCACCTGCAGACCCGCCAAGGCCTTTTGCAGACCTTGTATCTGCTGTCCCAAAGACTGGCTAAATGCTTCAAACTCCTGTCTTGATACAGAATCATTTACCTGTTTCTGCTGTAAGACCTCTCTAAGCTCAAATACCCTTGTGGGGTTAGGCATACCATTTACCGCAGTGGACTTGATATACATTTTTCCATTGTCGGGGTCATACGGATTTATGAGTGCTACCGTCATTCCCGGCGCAACTGGATAATTTACCGCTATGTTGTCATCATTAATAAACACTACCATGGAGCTCTGATTTACTTGCTGTCCTGCTCCTTGGTATCCTCCGAAATTACCTGGGAATCCTGCCATGCTTCGTCACTCCTTACAAAATAATAGATAGGAATTTCCTCACCGCTGTCACCATTGTCAAAATAATCTCCGTTTTCAACGGCTACCACATGAGTACCAGTTGCCACAATGTACTGCCCTTTCGGGTGGTCCTTGGCAAATTTTTTAATGGTATAACAGTTTGGGCACTCATCAGGCAGTGCATGTTTCTTAAAACCCTTGCTGATAAGGTATCTTTCCCACACCTCATTCACAGAGGGCATATCCTTCATGGTGAATCCTGTCATAGCAACACCAAGGTATGCAGTGTCCCAGTCGATATCGAGGACTTTTGTAATTGCCCTTATAACGCAATCACTTGCCCTGTCGTTGTCAAGGTTCGGCTGATAATGTACGAACATTTCCAAAACGCTCCTTTCCGCTCATATCTACCTATATTGTGGCAGAAAAAAGCACATGGAAACGCCCACAAATAGGCCAAAAAACGGTCATAAAAGAACATAAAAAAGCCACCCTCAAAAAGAAGGTGGCTTGTCCTGAGAATGTAGTTGACGCTCCAAATCTCAGAATCATAAAAGAACTCTTTATATATTATAACTTAGGAGTGCTTTCTATGTAAATACCTTGCTATACGGATGTAACCCGTGGACAACGACCTTCTTATGCCAGTATCTGAGCAGTTAAGCTCCATACCTATTGCAACCACTGACTTGTCATTCAGTATATGCTCACGGATCACCTTCTCCTGTATTGGAGTCAGCTTGGCTTCATATACAGCTTTTTCAAATTCAGACCGCAAGCAATCTCTCAAATAATTTCTTGCCTGCTTCAAATCTTCTCTCATTTATACTCCCCCAACAAAAAAAGGCAGGAACCTTAGTCCCTGCCCATTCAAACTTACCAATTATTTACTCTCCTCTGCTGCTTTTACAAGTACCGTTCTCAGTACATACATAACAATGTTCAAGGCTACCGGCACCACGAAAGTATCACGGATTCTGCACCAACCTGTTTCAGTTGGAGCGTCTTTCTTGCATTCTTCGATAATCTTGTCAACTACTTCCTGTGCGAAGTCAAGGCCTTCGCCACTGAGCCAAGTAACAAAATCAGCCTTGAGGTTCTTGCCGATATCCTCTAACTTCATAGCTTCAACCAAACTGTCACGCACTTCTGTCCATTTACTCATAATTTTTCCTCCTTAATCATAAAGACCTGCACGGTCATTAATAACGAAAATTCTCAGCATATCCAGTGACAAATCAAGGTCAGCAGGGTAGCCACCGGCGTCTTTCAGTCCACCACCTGTCAGCAAGCCCTTATCAACCATCTTTTTGACGGTATCATATGCCCACTCAGGCACAGAAGCCAATGAATTAAAACGCTCTGTCAGTCTGTTTCCTTCCTGCTGGGCTCCGTCCACTGGCTTAACCTCGGATGGATTTGCATAATAATTTGCTTTGCCCGTAATTATGCCGTTATCAAGCAACATCTGCAGGTTGGTTCCCGGACAGCTGGTGGCCATAAGTTCACCATGACCGACAATATGTGCCCTGTCAATAGGGATACCGTACCTTGTACAGATGTCAGCAATAAGTTCTGCACAGTTTTCAACCTGTTCTACTGTAGGCTCAGCCTGTTCAAAATCTCCGCTGACATGAATACCGATAGTATGTGAGTTTTCTCCATAGGCATGGGAACCAATAGCCCACTCGGGACGACCACGCTCAATAGTACCGTCTTTACGAATGACATAATGATACCCAATACCAGCCCAACCCTGGCCTTTATGCCACCCGTGAATCTGTTCAGCACTTGCATCAATATCATTGCAGCCTGTATGGTGGATGACCACCATATCCGTAACAGACCGTTCTGACAGACTACTAAAATCAAGGTCCGTCTCAACAACCTTAACCATTTCCTTTTCCTCCTTTTTTATGTACTTTAAAAGGCGACTCACGAAAGAGCCGTCTTCTTATTTCGTGAAGCATATCAAGACAAAAACCGTATTCTGTGGCTATCGAGATAAAAGCCAATGTCTTATCTGCCAATATGCTCCATTTCCTGCCCGACATCATTTGCCGTCACCACTGAACTTCTTGATTTCGCCACGGCCTATGTACCCAATAAGGCCACTGGCTATTGACATTGATAACTCATAAGGGCCTGTAAATAACGATATAATCAACGCTACCACAAGCCCTATCGCAACAAGATTTTCAGTCTTAATAAAATCATGTAACATTATTTAATCACCCCTAATACCGCTATAGCAAACATGGCTCCCCAAGTCAGAATGTCCTTTATATTGACCACCTGGGTTCTATGCTTCTCAAGCTCAATAATACGGCTTTCGTGTTGTCGGAGATTCTCAAAAATAATATTGGTGTCGGCTGTTCTCTCTTTCAGAAGGGTTTCAACCTTGACCAACCGCTCACCAATATCTGTCAACTTGCTCATTATCTTCTCCATTTGTGACTCACCCATACACCCGCCTCCTGATACAATGAATTGCCTGCTTACTCACCGTCATTGTCGCTTGTCTCCTGGGTTACAGGTGGCTCTTTGTACTTTTTGCATTTTGGGTTCGTGCAGTACCATTTCTTTTTGATTTCGTCGTACCACATCACATGGCCACAGCGGTTGCACAGTGTTGGTAGAATTGCTAAGGTCTCCATTATTCTTCCTCCTCTCCGACAATTCTGTCATACTCTGCGTCATAATCATCATCAAGCGTATCCAAATAGTCTTTTATTGCCTCGGCGGTCTCAGTGTCGCCCCTCATGACAGCTGCCGTATAGGCTGTAGTGTACTCCGTTTTCTTTGTGTTATAACGTGCGTCAAGCTCTGCAAGCTGTTCATCGATGCTTGGTTCGGGTGGAGCAGGGGCAGGATGTAATTCCTGCCATTCCTCTACTGTATAATAACCTTCGGGCTTCTGCTCCCATACTTCGATGTTTCCATCTGGGCTATAATATTTAGGCATTTTTATCCCTCCTTAAATTGTGGCGAAATACTCGAACCACACATAACCATCGCCACCTGCACCACCATTATAGTTAGTAACAGAACCAGCACCACCTGCGCCACCTCCACCTGCGGTTCCGTTGGTTCCGTTATTATCACGCTGGCAGTAACCACCACCTGCGCCACCACCTGTACCGCCCGCGGTAGCGCCACTTCCTGTGTTTACGTCACCACCGTCACCAGCAGAGCCAATGATGTCACCAGTCCCACCAGTACCTCCTGCGTTGAAAGAACCCGCGCCACCTCCACCTGCGGTATATGTGTTGCCAGCAATGGTTACGTTTGTACTTCCGCCTGCAATTCCGCTTGTGGCTTGTCCACCACCTGTGCCACCTGCACCTATCACAACAGTAGCCGTATCTCCTGCGGTCATTTGTACATACGCGGTGGTGGTTCCGCCTTCGCCTCCGCCACCACCACCACTGCTCTCTGGATATGATGTACGACGGCCACCTGCACCGCCACCGCCACCGCCTTTAAGGGTGATTTTGTACCAGCCCGTAACTGGAGCGGTATATGTTCCGCTTGTTGTGATGATGTCACGGGTATTGAAAGCTGGCGTGATTTCTCTTGTTAATGCGTTAGGGTCTGTGCCCACTTTCTTAATAGTCCACACCACAGTTCCGTCGCTTACTGTAGTATTTGGCGTTGGAGTACTTATTACCAAGTCACCGCTGTCTGTGGTTCCTGGGATGGTACATTCCAGGTACAACGCAGCTCCTATTGACGGGAGGTATACCACGGTGCCTAATGCGTAAGCTGTGGATGGCTGACGCAACATAAAACTGGCGTCACCATACTGTTCGATAGATGCCACACGGCTGTTCAAATCCTTGGTCTTTAAATCATTGTTCCGCTGTAAAGCGTCAAACTGTGTTCTTGCCGGTGGGATACTACCTGCTACTTCCCACCCTTTCAGATAATCAGCATCTGAAAACTCATAGGGGGTCAAACTGGAACCGCTCGACCACACCTTGCTATAATCAGGACTGCTCATTTATACATTCCTCCTTTAGAAAATATCTACAAATTTGCCTTCATCAAATCCCAGTGCATAGGGCTGATCTAGGAATCCAAAATAATTATTGGCATTATAGCTTACCTTGTATTTAAGCCCCACACCGCCAGGCCGTACTATGAGGTTTGCGGCATTCACCAACATCATCTCATTGTCTGTCAGCTTTCTGCCTATTCCTATACCGATATTAGCATTACCAAGTTCTTCAAGGACCACAAGCGGTGCATTAAACGCCGCCTTTAAACTCCTTATTGTGTCCTCGGTTGTGCCTTTACTGGTATTCTTGATAATCTTTTGGTCAATTATCATCCTGTACTCGGGGTCTACCATGGTGTAGGATGTCAGATTTTCCTCATCCATATCACGGAATCGGGCTTCGTCAAAAGTCCCTACATTTGGCTGTCCGCTGAATCCAAAAAACTTTATGGCAATAGCCTCATCAATAGTTCTTCCTATCCCAACGATTTCACCTATGCCGTCAAGCTGTTTTCCCACAGCTCTTTCCTTGGTTCGTTCTTTGTTAAGGTCATACAGTACCTGCTGAAGTTCATTTAATTCCTCACCAAGGGCTTCAATTATGGCTCTAAGCACAGGCTTGTCTTCACCTTCCCACTGGAACTCCGCAATAAGGTGGTTACGCATATTCTCAATGCGGTCAGGGAGCGGAGCAGGTTCTTCATCAGCCACAAGTACAATTCTTCTTGTCCCCACATCATATTCCGTTTTATGGGCCACATTTCTCTCCGTGTCGTACACATGGTAACTCTCGCCATAATCACGGAGCCGCCCATCTTCAAAGGCCATAGCCGTAAGCTGTCCATCAAAGCCCAAGAACATATTATTATCCATTGCTATGCCCCCTTATGACGGTACAGTGTTTCCGTAGACATGGATTTTTACGGTGGTATCGACCTGCGCAGGTTCCTCACCATCAGTAGATACCTTAAACCATACAATGTGGTTGGTGTCTCCGATACTGTCGGATATCGTAAGCCCTGAGGTAAAGGTTGCCAGTTGGTCTGCGTTTTCTTCTGATAAATAATGGTCATCATCAGCCACCGTCCATTTCCCGGCATTTAAACCGCTAATTGATATTTCGGTATTCCCTGTCGTCCTAAAACCGCTGTCACACCTAAGAGCCACCTTGACAATTGTATGATTCGCTTCTTTCGTATTCACGATAACAGACAACGGAAATTCCTGCGTGCTTTCAGAGATTTCAACCCCGTCAGTCAGTCCTCTTGTGGGGTTATCTGAATACATCCTAATCATTCCTTCACTCAACATTGTCACCCCCTTAAGTCTGAACTGTTACTGTAATACGGCTTGCATCAAACACCGCAACCTGTCTAGCGGATATCTCAATATTATCCGTGGTGTAGGTGCTTTCTGTGTCACCATAACATGCTGTCAGATTAATATACCCTATACCCGGAGTTGCGTTGAATATGGATGCAAAATACTTCTGTAAGATAACATCCTCGCCAACCTTCTGCTCTGCACCCTTTTCCAGTAATGCCTTTTTGACAGCACCTGGGGCCGCTGCAGGTAATTCCACTTCGGGATTTTCAGCAATAATCACCTTAAGCCATACCTTGATTTCCTCAGGCCTGTTAAAGTGCATTGTGTGAACCACGCCCTGCGAGTCGTATATGTCCTGCGACACACTGCCATAGGTAGAGATACCGGGGGCCTTTCTTTCCCATATCTGCTTGGCTATGTCCACCTTGCTACCACCTGCCACAACACATTCCACACTGTGAGGTGGTCTACCCGCTGAGTCCGTGGAGTCTGTGTCATTTTCGTACACCTTGGCAACAGTGACACCATCCACATTCTGATAGATAGCCGCCTGTATGGCTTCTGTCATTGCCTGTGCCCTGCTGTATACTGAACTGTTCCATCGCTGACGGAGTTCTATATCCGTTTCAGCTTCACGGCCCACAACAGCAGGAACATTGTTCTCAACGGCCTCCCATCCTGTGTAGGAAAGAGGTATCTGATTTACCTTGCCAAGAGTCGGTTCAACTGCTCCTGCCTTGTCACAGGCAAAATTAAACGGAGAACCTATTTGATTTACTGTAATATTATTCACAGCAACCTTCATGGTCTCCGTTTCGTCATTCATATAAATTGTCAGCACATCATTGTTCACGGCTCCTGTCCTGTCCGTGAAACTGAACTGGGCATACAGCTCAACCAAAATATTGGCTATGCTTTCTCCTGATGAGGCCGTGTATGTGTGAGTAACCTCGTCAATGGTTAGACTGTACACTGTTCCCGATACTGGCTCAGTATCAATTCCAAGGGCGATATATGAAGCCCTATCTGCTGATATTGTGTTATACACATCAGTACACGAAAAGGTATTTACCCCATCACTAATCTGTGCATTATACGGAATCTCAGCACCTTCCTGTCCGTAGCATGTAGCTATCAGAGTGGTCTTTTCTGCACCGATAAGACTGATACCTGCCAGGCCTGCAGCGTCAGACAGGCTGTCGCCGTATGCAGTAGATGGATACATGGAATTATAGGTACCTTCTGCTAACGCCCAAATATCAGCCAGCTCGTAAGCGTACACGCCATGAATCTGTCCGAATACAGAGTTAGGACCTGTCTGAATCTGAATACCCAGCTTGTCTGCCACCCTGTCATTCAGTGACTGGATTATTTCGGGCAGACGCTTCCGCTTGAAACCCTTTTCAGACAGCCCATATCTAACCTCTGCCATATCCCAAGACCTCCTTCCTTGTAATTAATCCGTATTCCGTTTCTACCTCGTATGAAACATAGAGGACACGGTTTACCTTGTCAAAATTCAGTTTGATGTAGTTTATCTTTGATACCTCGGGAACCTTCTCAATGGCTTCACGGATAACCTGCCTAACATGATTAAGGTTCGGATTTTTCACAAGGACATACTCAAAATATGGCACTCCGTCTGATGTATCAAGGAACCACTCACCATAAAAAAAGCGGAGCTGGATGACTATCTGCTGCGCCACCCTCTCCGCATTGTCTATAACCATTAAATCCCTGTCCTGCAAAATCAGGTCATTGGTATTTATATTCATTGCTAAGTCATACATACAGTCCTCCGTATCTAAAGCAGATATGAAAATCGAATACGACTGAAGCCTTGATATACAAGGGTTTTACATAAATGTATCTAGTTATATCTGATATGTCATGTATTTTCGAATACATTACTAGATACGCCTTAGCCCTTGATACATAAGGCTTTATAGTATATGTATCTAATATATGTATAAAAAATAGGGTAAAAATATATGCGAGTACAGGAAGCCGTTAATAAAAAACGAGTACTGCAACCCACACAAAAGTTTACGCATTTTTTATTTTTAGTAGATACATAATAGCTGTAACATCTACAAAAGTTTGCACCATTTTTTGACACCTTTTCAGATACATCACCACTCAGCCCAGTAGTACCAAGGCTTAGAAGCTATTCGAAAATGTATCTGATAAGCTATCTCATATCGAATATGTCATGCGATTAGATATGATTTGCTACATTGAGTGCCACATCTAATGCCATATCTGATATCTAATGTGCATCTGATGTTTCACCATGTACCCCGGTATGAGTATGCTCATCAAGTGAAACACCTCTGCCGACAACATCATCAACCGCTGTAATACTTCCGTCAACAGTAAGGTTGGCTCCTGTGATGGCTACAGTTCCGTCAGATACTGTTATCATGGTCCCGCCTATGAAGATATTCACAGAGGATTGTGATGCGCCTGAGGCCGATTTCTGCGGAGCATAAAGACCTGGGATACATATTGCGTCCCTCATGTCATGTTTCCGCTTGTCGTCACTGTCGTAACCGGGATTTAAATAATCATCCATTTGGTCTTCTGAAAAAACCAGCAGACAGCCGTCACCTGTTACAACAGGAAAAGTAATACCTGCTCTCCCACCCATACCCATAGGGAAAACTACAGGCACGTCATGGATAATAGGGAAGTTAAAGCTCCGCCCGTCGTCTGTCTTGTAACTACCTACTGGCCTTACTTGTGCCTTATTGCTTCCTGCGTTATAATTCACCACCACCCCTGGAAGGGCTGTATGAATCTGAGCGTTCTTGCCATCTATCCAACCTTTTATGACACTCTTGATTTCATTATTGGACTGTTCCATTATTCAACACCTTCCACGATATCCATTTCAGAAACCCAGTCGCCACCAATGTATGAACCTCTGTGGTGAAGGGACTCAACACGGAACCACCCTTCAATAACCTTGGATTTCACCTTAATAGCATCACCTGGGTTAATTGTAGGGCTGAGCAGAACTTTTATCTTCCAGCCTGCTTTCTTTTCGTTCTTTTCTTTTTTCTGCTTCTGCTTTCGCTCTTTCTTTGGTGTCTTTTTGTCAGCATAAGGGTTAGCCTGGTTTATTCTTTCAGGATAGCCTATTAAACCGCTGTCAGCACCAAAGACAAAACCACGCTTGGTAAAAGTACCGCCGTCAAGAATAAGCTGTATGATGTTATTTTGTATTGAAGCTGTAACACCCGAACCATAACAGAGATTTAAGATACCCTGCCACGCATTGCCGACATAGGCATACCCACCAGCCGGGAACGAACCAAACTCCACACCATCACCATATTCAAGGGCCAGCCCCATATTATTAGCCAGTGATTTCAAGGCCGTACTTATCGGAGTACCTGCAGGATAGGAAAGCGACACATAAGAGTCACGGACAGCAACTTGCCCGTCAGACAGTTTAAGCTGCGTTTTTATATCGTGTTCCTCGTATGTGGTGTTGGCCTGTATTACGGTACCCTTAAAGATACACACTGGCCCGCCGTTGCCTTCATATCCTGCGTAAATCTCAACCTTCGTATCGGGCTTTGAAACCTGATCCCTGTGTTCCTTGGTCATGTTGAGAATAGATACCTGACTCTTGTTGGTTTCCTCTGTCATATCCTTCTGTATGTCAAATTCCACCTGCAACGTATCTTCCAAAGTATAATCTAGGTCAGGAAATGTTATCTTGTATTGACGCTTCCAAAATGGCACTCAGTTCACCTCCAGGGATATAAACCAGCGAAAACTTGCCATTGAGAAAATCATATCTTCCAATGGTCTGCCCTGCTGTAGGATTATTCACGACCGCCATGATCTCGCCCGCTGGAAGTCCTGTCGTCCTTCTGTGCTGATTAAGGAGAGGAAAATTAGGCACCATGGCAATACCACGGACGATATCCTCTTTCTGCGAAGTTCGGATATCCATTGTCCATGTCTTGTTGTTTTGGTTCCATGCAAAATGAAGGTCGTACCGCTCACCTTCAAGGTTTACGGACTCGATAAAATCATTTGCATCGTACATACCAATTTTCAGCACCTAATCACCTCCTTTAAAGGACTGGTTTAAACTTACAGCGGCATTTGAAGCTGTTATTTCTGAGCCGGTGTTTTCAACACCTGAGGCTTCATAACCAGCTGTATCGGTCTGTACCTTGATAACTGACTGATTATCCTTTGTTTCCATGCCTGTACCGATCTCAGTCTGTGAAGCTGAGCCTGCATCTTTTTCAGTTTCTCCTGCCGACTCCTTGGCTTCGTCTGACACATCTTCTGTCTTTTCTTTCACAATGCGGACATGCTTAAATTCAAGGGCCATTTTGTAGCAGACACCGTCCTGTACACTCCTTGGAAGTGGAGCCTGCACCATAACCATGTCCTTATAAATAGCGTCAGGCGTGGTTATTTCTATAGGCTCACCCTTCTTGTAGATTTCATGGAGCTTGTCTGCTGTCCCTTGCAAGGCGTTTACTTCGTCTTCTGTCCAAGGCTGTGACTTGTCAGAATCAGCATCTCCCGCCTTTACCGGGGTTGGTGTACAGACTACCGTCATTGACAGGGTTATAGGCTGTCTTGTGACGTGTTCAGATACCGGAAAACCGTCCTCAACAGGATATTCTGTCACATCACTGTTAAGGTTCGTTGTCCGCTCAATAATAGCGTCCACCTCAAGGTCACCTATTTTAGACTTTTCTTCCATCTGTATCACCCACCATTATAAGCAAAGAAGGAATTATTATTCTGCTGTATCTTATACGCATCCATAGGATTGCCTACATTAAAGGTATTGGTCTGTATTCTATCACCATAACTGATACCTGGCTGGCTGACTCCCATGCTCTGCATGGCTCTTTCCCAGCCTGCATTTGAGAAGCCTGAACTTCTTTTTTCAACTAAGCCAAGCCAAGTCAATGCGTCTATTGTCAGATTAATCAGCTTTGACAACTCACCTGCAACATCACGGACGATATTACCCATTGCTTCAAGTACCTCGCTGGCCTTTTTGATATTCCATGCAATAGTTCTGAACGCCAACACGCCAACTGTCATAATTCCTGTTCCAAGCCACTCTGCAAGTTTTTCCAAAAGTGGCATAAACGGCTCTATCGCATTCATAATATTTTCCCATGCTTCTGCAAGGTCATCTAAGCCGTCACCCATAAACTCTTGGACAAGAAGCCATCCTTGTTCAAGGCCTTTCCAAAAGGCAGCATTAATTTGTTGCCCTTTTTCCAATAAGTCCATTAGCATTTCCAATGGACTAAAGTCAAACTTGCCAAAATCGAAATCAACCTTAAAACCAGTGCGTATGTCATCAAAAGTCTTTTCAATTTTCTTCAGATACTTAATAAACCTCGTTAATTTTGGGTTCTCAGCCATTTTCTCAGTGTCGCCATCCCAAATTGCCACCGCATCTGATACGATCTTGGTTATTCCATTAAAGGTGTCCTCAATAAACTGGGCTATCCTCGCAAAAACATGAGTCCTTTCTTCGATTCCCTCTACTCCTTTATAAAAAGAATTGCTGATTTTCTGCATGCTCTGCCCAATGGTCTGAGTGGACATTCCAAACTGTTCATCTATGGTCTTTCCTGATGCCAATATAGCCCTCAATACAGTGCTTCTAGTAAGCAACCCTTTTGCGCCCATTTCTTTGAGCTGTCCCTGTTCTACACCCATGGACCTTGCCATTTCCTGCATTAACAGAGAAGCGCTCTCATTCAGTGAGTGCAATTCGTCACCCTGCAAAACACCCGAACCTAAACCTTGTTTTAACTGTAGGATAGCTCCCTGGGCCTGTGCTTCACTAGCTCCCTCCAATGTGAGTGCCTTTGAAACAATTTCTGTTGCCCTTATTGCATCCTCTCTTGTAAACTCAGGGTCGTTCTTTATACCACGGTTAATACCAAAGAACAGGTCACTAGCCGCCATATAATCAGTTCTAGCATTTTGGGACATATCAAACAGTTGCCCACGGAGTGCTTTCCGCTTGTCAGCATCTGCCTCAATGGTCCTTAATCTATTATCTAAGCCCATAACTTCATCAGCCATGCTCTTAACTTTCCCTACAGAAAAGGCGGCTGTCATGGCTGCTGCCATAGCACCAAGTTTGGATGTAAGCAACGAAATGGAATTCGTGGCTCCACTCATTGACCGTTGGATATTCGCACCAGTCATCGCACTTGTAGCTGACAATTTTGCCATACTACTGGATGTATTAGACACAGCCCTCTTTAAATTGTTTTGTGACCGTGTAGCGTTACTCATTGACTGCTGTGCAGTATTACCCGCCTTCCTGGCACTGCTTCCAAAATTTTCTTCTGCCTTCTGTGCCTGCTTAATTCCGCTTGTGTCAGCTCTCCAAACTATTTTGGTGATTAACTCTCTTACAGTACCCATTACTTACCCCCTTTCTCAGCTTTCTTTATAGCTGTATATTCAACATCACTTTTCATTTCTAAATACCACAACATATTCAGAAGTTCAGCCAGTGACACAGCACCATTCTTCACATCAAGATAAGATACCATGCCACTGTCTATAACTTGATAAATAAACAGTTCAGCCTTAAACTGCTCCGTCATTTCGCCTGGTATATCAATCCGAGGCCTTCCAATATCTCTCGCCAACCAGCCGGGATTGCCGAGAGCTTTGTAAAATCCAAATAATTAACCTTTGCTACCTGTATCATAAGGGCTATAAGGTCAAGCGGGCGACCTGTGTAATACTCATCAATTACTGTTTCAGTAAACTTAACAAGATTTTTCTCAGCCCCATCATGCGAAAAGCTAATATAATCGGCTTTCAGTAAAGTCCTCGCAATATGTTCAAACTGTTCACCATTGAGTTTGGAAGGCAATTCCTCGAAAATACCACCAAACAACTTCGCCATAAATACCATATTGATTTCTCTGTCGAGGTTTCTTTCCTCAACGGCCTTTGCCGCACCGCTGATAACAGGACCGAGAATTTTCTGCAAGTCTGCCAAGATAGATAAAGATTCAAAAGGCTCAAACTGTCTAATCAAAAACAGTGATTCTCCCTGTCGATACTCCGCTGGCTTGTTCATCAGTTATTACCTCCAATAACCACATTGTCTACTTTGCCAGTGTTAAACACCCAAGACTGGGAACTAATCTGACGGTTTCTGCCAGTTTCGGGGAGATTTTGGATATACGCTTCTGCCGCACTTAGCAAAAGTGTACCCGACAAATCCTTTACCATGAGTGGCAGACAACCCTTCCCAGTCACACGATCAAGATTATAAATCTTACTCAGATAGTCATTAGACTTGGATGTGCTTGCAAGGTTTACAGTTACCTCATAGGTCTGATTAGGGTCCATAGAGCGGGCCACTTCACCATCAGCACCTACATACTGAGTAGCACCATCACCCAAAGGCTTCACTGTTACCATGTCATCCTCTGCCATGCCAGTAAGCTGTTTATTCCCAAAGATGATGATTACTTTTTTAGGGTCATAAGTAAGCATCTAAAATTACCTCCTTATGCTTCAATAAGGTTCTCGTAAGTAAGGGAACCCTTGATTATTACAACATGAATAGCACCTGCAAGACGGGCCGTGAATTTCACATCCTGCAAAATTCGGCTTGCCTTGGTGTTTGCTGAAATGGTTGCAGCATTAGGAACTGAAACAGTAAAGCCAAGATTGGTTTCACCGTCCTCAGTGTATTCATCAGGTGCAATTCCGCCCCTGCGCTGACCGAGGGTAAGAGCTGCACGAATCTTGGACTCAATAAGAGCGATACCGCCGTCAGTATAAGGTACTTTATCGGTATTAATAAGGGCATTGAATACGTTGAGGGTAATTTCTTCCTGTAACCAGTCACGGAAACGGATAACGTCAATCCATTCACCAGCAGCAACCTTGCCGTTCTGAGTGATGCTTACATTGCGAAAACGCTCAAAAGTATTACCATTCTTCTTTGTAATGGCATTGTATTCAGTTTCAGTAAGGCCATCAGTGGTAACTCCTGCCAGCTTCTTCAATGCCCAGGTCTCACCGCCTGGCTCAATGGCAAAACAGCGGGCCATGACAGCACACTCAGGGAAGTCAGTAGCCGCCTTTTCATGGTAAAAACCAAAGGAACGATAGTAATTATTGTCCATAAGCTGACTCAAAATGTCCGTAGACACATCCTGGTCCTTCGCCCCAGCTGCAGCGGTGGACATACCATACAACTTAGTATGAGCCTCAACCCATTCCGCCATGGCCAGTACGTCGGCATCTGCACGGGAAGTGAAGCAGATACCATAGAAGTCATTATCAGCCTTGGTAATGGCTGTCATCATATCGGCAACAGTTTCCGTAGATACGGCAGTTGCCATAGAAAGATTGCTTGTTACTTCCAAGGAGAAGTCCTGCCCACTGCTTGGCGCAATAGTAAGCACCTCGCCTGATACTGTACCGGTAACCACAGCACCGATATCATCACTGATAGCCGTTGCAAGGCCTGTCAGAATTGCAGAAGCTGTACCGCTTGAATTGGTATAGCTGTACTCGTCTGTATGCACCTCACCTGAGGAGTTTTTGGTCTTGACCGTCAGTTTGTAGGTACCAGTAGGCAGTACCTTCTTCACGCTCACGCCAACAGAATCTGCCAGTCTGCGACCTACCTTGATAACAGATGGTCTAGGTATCTGACTGAAACCGTCAGCCACTGCCAAATACAGCGGGTCGTCAGTAGAAAAGCCATCGGCAATCATTTCATCAGCATCGGTGTATGAAAGTACACGGGACAGGCTGTGAATATGTGGGCCGATTACTATCATTGTCGAAAATCCAGCAGCGGTAATACCAGTGGTATTAAGTGCTATCTGAACATTAACAACACGGTCTAAATTTGCCATGTTTTCATTCCTCCTTTAAATTCTTTAAAACTAAAAAGGAACTCAAATCATTTCACTTCCTGATTTAAGTTCCTTTAAATTCAGTTGAGATATTTACTGGAATGCTGTACCCACCATCTTCAATGGTTCCATCCTCACCGATTTTTCCATAGATTAACTGGCCTACAGTAACAACACCATCAATATTATCTCCACCAGTACCATCACCATTTCCACTTGCAGGTATCGTTATACCCTCAACCTGCTCAATAATGGTATTATCATCAGCAATAACCTTCATAAATCTAACATGAAGGTCTACTGCCGCTCTACATTCATAGGTCTGTCTATCATCTAGCAGACCGCTTATGTCCTGCACAGCTTCTGAGTCGAAAAATGACACTCCTGCCAAATAGCACTTATTGACCACAGAATCAACCGCCAGTCTACCCACAAGATGCTCCAAGTCGTCATAAGGAAATGTGCCCTTTTCACCGAAAAGCTGTACTTCAAGCACTGCTTCTGTTGGTGTCACCAAAATCCTGTTCAAATCCTGCGGATTAGCTGACGGTCTTGACTCCGTGTATGCTTCTTCCCTGGAGCCATACAGCCACAGGGTTGCAAATGGTCTTTTAAGTTTCGGCAGATTCTGATTCGCCCATATCACTGTCACTCCCAGTTCCGTCTGTATTAGGTTCAGCAGGAACTTCCTCAGGTCCGATACCGCCATCAAAATCCACCTCCTGTGCTATAGATTTGTAGTGTGAAATAACTCCCGACTGATAAGCACTGCACATAATGACTTTCCAGTACCTGCCCTGCCACCATACATAATCTGGCCAACAGGCGTTGCCCTGTTCAGTCACCTGCTTTGATGTGAGCAGAGGTTCATCCGTGTACAGCTTCACTATACTGGCAGTAAACTCGCCATTACCATTTGCCTTGGTGTATTGGGCAGCCTCACTGTTGTTCAATGGCTGTACTGATGCCATAATTTCCAGTGTTTTGTATGACGGATTGACAACCATTCCATCCACAATTTCACTGTCACCTTCTGCCCGATAAATTGTCTGTAAATGTCTGAATCCCATCATCTCACCTCAAAGTCTATGGACCCTCTCAGCAGTCCTGTGTCGATTAACGGAGCATCTGAACCCTTCTGCCTTATTGTGCTAGGGGCATTAGCTCTCAACAGGGTCCTATCACCGATAACATTTTGGATGTCACCAACCATCTGATTTCCAAGAACCTCCACCGCCTGTTCAACACCCATGCCATCAATGACTCTTTCGGCAACAGCTTCTGAGAGTTCTCCCCATTTCTTACCATTCTTGCTTGCGGCCTTCCGCATAAATGGTCTCTTAGGGATATTCTTTGTTCCATATTCATTCCATGTAGCCACATCAACAAGGTCTGCACCTGTTTTCTTTTCCTTTCCTGCGGTACGGAGAACTCCTGCAGCAAGCTCCTTGTCTGACAGTCGCTCTGTGAACCGCTTAAGGTCCTGCAGACTTACACCCTTTTCAGTGATAGACACATTTACAGCCATCAGAAACACCCTCTTTTCCTAATGGTTACTGGCACAATGCACAACCTCATAAGGTCAAGATACTGCTTTCCGTAGACTGTTTTATTCAGCAGATCACTGGAAGTCCTACCCTCTGCAAATTGATGTTCCAAGTCGCCTTCCTTTTCACGGATAATGGCACCACCAGTTACATCAGTCGAACTGGAGCCGGATGCTGTCATGATATTTGACAGTGCCATGTTGTGGGCGGTATAAAATGCAACCGCCCTCTCATAATACTTGCCAAAATTAGCACGACTTATCATATCGGCGTATATGTCAATATTGGCCTGTACTGTTGCATCAGGCACATCCTTGAACTCAGGGGCTATCACACGGAATATTTCTAGGATAGTCATACCACATCAACCTTTCAAAAGGTTAATATAATCCTGCTTTGTACGGGCCTTGCTTGTATCAAGTCCCTTCTCCTTTGCCGCCTTTTTGAGTGTATCGAGGTTTTCTTTCTCGAAATTACGCTCAATTTCCTTGGCCTTTGCTTCGGAGATTTTCACGATTTCGCCACTTTTCACCATTTCAGCAATACGAGGAAAGACTTTTACAAGGTCGTCATAATTGCGTACTTCGGCAGGACGTGAAGGGACTAACATGTAGCCCCCTGCAAAAATCACTCTAGCTGTCTTATTGAGCAATTTCATGTCCATTACCTCCCGTTAGCACTGAGCCTTAATAAAGGCGTATGGGATGTCAACAGTAACACCTACAGTGGATGCAGTACAGTCCACAACATATTCAAGGTTGCGCTTCTCTACCTCGTGCTGGTGGAATCTCTCAGGAATTTCAAGGCGTACATAGTTCGGGTCAAAATATCCTGCATACAGCAAGTCCTTACCGCTGTCTCCGGCACCCTTAAGACGGTAAACCTTAATCCAACGAAGAATCTGCGGATTAACTTCCTGCAGATATTTCATAACAGAATCGGTAGTATTCGGAATCCTTGTCTTGGTCAGTCGGTTATATGCCTCAGGATAGAGCAACACAGTGTTGACAGACTCAACACCATTAGTTGCATCTGATACAGCCTCCAAGAATTCATTAAAGAAGTCGATTAACTCATCTGCAGTCATATCCTCAATCTTAGTAGTGCCCGCAGCATTGGTAGGAACCGTATACTCGCTAATGTTAGGGTTGCCAATAAATCCTGTAATCTTGTGGCTAGTGTCACCACTCCATGCAATACGGTTCAGTTCGATATCAATAGCTCTACGTGCCATCTCAGCCTTACGAGTGGAGAGATTTGTATTCGCAAACTGGGCATTCTGAATCTCACGGAAATTGTAACCATAGGAATCACCAAGGCTGTGAACCTTTACAGAGTCCTCGGTTGCAGCAACATCTACACGAGGAAGGTCGTCTGCGTAGTTGCTGATAATCTTCGCTGTGCCTACAGAGTCATAGGTACGAGTTACTGCACTCTCAGCACCAACAGGGATGTCAGTCTGAACAGGGAATACAGAGAAGGCCTCCAATGGTGCCTTCTTTACTTCAAGGGTACGGGCACGCACATATTCAAGCTGACGGGCCAGGAAAATGGAAGTTGCTTCGTCCATCTTGGCTACAGTCTGTAAATAGCGTGCCTCATTCTCGTCATAGTGCATTTCTTTATTAGGCATAATTCTTAGTCCTCCTTCTCATTAATTGCGGATACGGATACTCACAATGTCGCCCGCAACACCGCTTCCAAGGAACTTCGCATTTGGAATAGATACCGCAGTGGTCAGAGTAGACGGGGACTTGATATAACTCAATGTTCCCTCTACTGCGCCCAAACCTACAGCATCCCCGGCAGTTACATCCTCTGCGGTCTTTACATATACATCACCGCTAGTCATAACGGAAACAGCCTTACCGTCAGGGTAAGTGTGACCGTCCTTAGGGTCCACATGCTCATGCAGTGCCACACCGATAACAGTAGACGCATCAGAAGCCTGTGCCGCCTTCTTTACCTGCTCTGCAGGGTTGGTACCCAAAATTACTGGGTCACCTGCATCAATATTGCCCTCTGCAGCATAGCTGTCCACGGTGTCAACAGTGGAATCAGCCTTCATACCTTCAAGGGCAGGGGCGTTACCACCATACCAATCAAAAACCTTGTCCTGTGCCATATTACTTTACCTCCTTCATCCACAGCTCTGCTTCGTCAGCCCGAAGTTTTTCTTCGAGTTCTCGAACACTCAACTGCTTTTCTTCCTTCTTATCACTCTCATCCTCTTTATGGATGGTCTTTCTCTGCTCTGCCATGGAATCCTCGTGCTTGATTTCCTTGTCCTTCGCCATGTCAAAGCAAGCATTGATGTACTCATCACTCTTGCCTTCAAGGTTCAGACTGTCACCATGCACCTTCTTGATAATAGCAGTCTTGATGTCCTTATCAGACATTTCATCTGCCTTCTCAATGTCGAATTTCTTGGCAGTTGCCAGCATTTCAACACGGGACTTAACAGCTTCATCAAAGGTTTCCTTTGCCTTTTCCAGCTCGTCCTCATGTTCCTTCTTGGCCTTTTCAGAATCAGCAAGCAGTGTATCATACTTAGCCTGCAAGCTGTCCATCTTGGTCTGATTTTCTTTGAGGTCTGTCTGTGCCTTTTCATAGGCTACAATGACCTCGGGTGCGGCTTCGTATTCGATACCGCTGTCAAGTCTGATCTTCGCCATGTTGTTATTCTCCTTTTCTGTTTCGAATATTTCGTCACCGTCCATATTTAGGCGGGCCACTGAACCTGCCCTGGCTCGGTTTACGATAGCTAAATGGTTGTACTTGATATTCCGCTGAATTGCGTCATAATGCTGTCCGTCAGGCGTTGTGCCGGATGTCATATCCAAATCACAGGTATAACCACATGACAGCTCCCTTGCGTTGGTAGGCAGGTTATAAATCACCACATCAGCTCGGATGTTATTCCCATCCTCTTTTCCTGCTCCCATAACAGTTCCAACAGGTGCTGACCTATTCCAGTTCTTGTCGTTCACCATGCCATGATGCCCGACTGTGATAGGCTTGCCGTTAAGGGTTGCCAACGAATCAGCATTAAAGGCCTCCTCAGGCGGTCTGTACTCATTTCTTGTCGTTCCGTCAGGGTTTCTGTATTTCAGTATCCCAGTCCTGCCAATAACAGGAGAATCCCGAATAAACCCCTCGTCCGTCTTTTCAGCTTTTATATGGAATGTGTCGTATCTAACAGCCACTTTCTCACCCCCTTTCAAGGCAATAAAAAAACACCTCACATTTCTGCAAAGTGCTTAATAATTTATTTTTCCTCTTTAATACCATACTTTTTCATAAGGTCTCTTTTTCTGTTTGCGAAATCCCTATGCAATATAACAAACTCATTATTCATGCCCGGCTTATCTAAACCATGAGAAGGGACTTTCTCATACTTCTCAAACAGTTTCTCCGCTTTTTCTTCAACCTCGTCAACCAATTTATTTATTTCTTTAACATAATCACTGTTATTATCCATCCTCTATAGCTCCTCAAAAATAACGCCCTCTAACACCTTAGGTAACTGCCTCATGGTGTCAAGCTGATTATACTCACTCACCGTATGACTAACTCTACACCTATTCATCACTTGGTTATAGGCCTCTTTATATGCAAGATACATATCTTGAACAGTTATAGGCTTTCCTACATATCTTACCCTAAATCTACCTAAATTAGTAGCCACTTCTAAATATTCTAAATTGTACTCTATTAAATACTCAACATCATCAATGCTAAAGCTGTCTGCAGGCAGACCAAGATAATCGGGATGGTTGTGTATTACCTTTGCTCCATAAAGTTCCTTTCCTGCTCTAGTGATATCGACAGTGCTATTTCCACCTTCTAGCCAAAAAGAGCGGTTAGACTTAGACACTACAATAGCATATTCCTTTTTTGCATTCGCAACCACATTATCTGTGAATTGCTTGAACATTGCTTGAACAGCCTTATCATCATTAAAGTCTATTGGCATGGTCTCAACAATAGTGGTCTTATCTTCATCTGCACTTGTAACTTTACCACTACTCAACCCTTTATAGCTTCCTTTTACTGGCTGTGTGACGATCTTATCCAAGTCAATTACAGGGATAGCAACACAACGGCACCTTATCGGCATGCCTGGGTTACCCTCAGGCGGTGGATTATCCCAGTCAAATATCTTGCCTTCTAATTCCTTATGTGCAGGTCTTACCCTGCTGTCCTTACTGGTACTCCATTTATACTGGGTTATTCCTGCGTGTCGCTGTCTGTACTCGGTCAACTGTCCGTTTAGCTTCCCTACTTGGTCACGGGCTATGAGGATAGCTCTGTTTTTCTCAAAGCCTGTTATATCCTCTATCTCCTTAACCAAATCCCTTGTCAGTTCTCTGCGGTTAACAGTTCCAGTTATTTTGCCAGTCAGCATCAGCTTGATTTTCTGCATGGTCTGTTCATCCACATTTTTCAGATAATCAAGGTTCTCTGCTACCCACATTTCCCTTAGGGTATCATCAGCCGTTGCATCCTGTTTCATAATCCTGTCAAAAGGAATCTCCCGCAATGGTACCCCAAGAACACTCTTTGTGATGGCCTCCAGTTCCAACCTGTTATAGCGGTCAACCTTAATTGCCATACTGTTGATTACTGGCAACATCTGACTCGGATTTTTCATTGCCATGTGGATGCGGTCTAACAGAATATCCAACTGAGTCAGTGCAGGACTCTCAGCATCCATGTTTAAACCGTAAATTAAAAGCAGTTCTTCCATTTGCGGAATGAACTGCTCTACGATTTTCATATTCTCTTTAACGAATTTGACCAGGTACTTGCTGTACTCCCGCTCCAAGGCTGCCGGATATTTCCAAGTCCGTTTCGGTATTACCTTCATCGTTACCTACCTGCCCATCCAAGCTGTCATCTATCTCATACCCACCATTTTCCTTCAAGGTGTTACGGACTTCCGAAGCATCCAAGGCTTGCATTTGTACCAGTGTGTTCATAGCATTTGCTTCACTGGCCCTTGCTTCTGCCTTTAGCTTCTCGGTCTCTGCAACTTCCTTCTCCGAAGCGTTCCACAGTGGCTTAAACTCAATAGTGTATTCAGCAGGAAGATTCAGCCCATAATCAGAACATGAGGAAATGACCTCTAATAATCGTGTAAGTTTTGGCTTTAACTTTCTCTGCTGAATACGACTTACCATATTGTAGTAACTCTCAAAGTCTGCTTCTCCTGTTGCGTTCTGCCCAGCAGGTGAGCGACCAAAGAGAATTGTTACCGGAATATCCGTTACCGTTGACAGGGCCTGCTCAAACTCTTGGATGATTTCCTTAACACCACTTAGGGTGATGTTCTTTTGGTCATAATCATCTGTACCATCAATGGCTATTGTGTTCATTAAATGCCGCCCCATGTCGATAAGATGCAACCTTTTCTGCACCATTTCCTCTCCACCATCAGCGGATAAGGTGTTAGTCAGTCCTTCCAGTTTTAAGATACCTTGTGACATCCTTGACAATGCCATAAGCCCTAAAGACAGACTGCTGTCAAATCTCATAAGGTCATTGGCTATCCTGTCAAAAACCTTACCACCCCATCCATTACGGCCTTTACGGATGCGGTTGCTTACCACTCCACCCTCAAACTTTATAATGCGTGACTCGTGTACCAAGAATGAGCCACCATTATAGCCAGTTATCGTGTACCACTGAGGTTCACCATATCTTGGGTCCCGTGGGTCTGTGTAGTAGTAAGTATCCACCACGGAAATGTCCTGCGGGTCATACACCAATAACTGCTCAATCTTTTTTATTCCTTTTAGGTTCAAAGGGTCTTCGAGCGTGAACCCATCATCAGCCAACATGAGGATTACACACCCACCATACAGTCTGTCCCAACTTAGTGCTTCTGAGAATACCGACTTGGCTTTCAAATCCTCCAAGATAGACTGCACATCATCATTCTGATCTATTACCTCTTGTCCATCCTTTAGCTCAAAGCCCTCTTTTACAGCCTCGTTGGCAGGAGCTTCAATAACCTTCGCCGCTATTCCATTGTATGTGAACAGTGTGTCACACTCTGCCCATGACATAGGCCGACTGTTCTTAAATACATATGATGCAAACGGGTCAAACCGTCTACTGCCGTGGCCTAGAACGGCATTTAGATAACCATCCTGCCTTATCATCATTTCACCTCTTACCTTGCTAACTCGGTCCAGTCAGTTGCGGTGGAAACCTGCTTAAAAGCATCTGAGCTTGCATCCACCATATCATCATGCACCGCATCAGGGAATCCTTCTAACTCCTGCAGGTATTCTTTATTCCATTCACCTGCTAACAGCATGACATTCTTCCCTTGCCACTGTGATGAGAACGGAACCGCTCTTACCACCTTGTCACCTGTTACTGGCCCCGACTTCACATTGTACCCGGCAAGTGCTCTTATATAAGCAGCCGCTTGGTCTTTACCTGCCTGTCCTGGGTCCTGCGGAATTGTTATAGCGTGCATGCCATACTCAGCCTTATCCATCATGGCTGTCTGCTGTATTGTCCTCTTTACATCAGCGGCGTTTTCTGCCCTTCTGATTACATCCAATACAATGAACGAGCCATTTTTCAGCCTTGCCATAAGCACACCTGCTGTCCTGTCGGGGTTCTTGTTATCCAGTGTAATTTCCGTTGCTGCCAAGTCCCAAGACCTGCAAATGCTCACTATCTTGTCAGGAATACTGTGAACAATACGGATGTTCTCTCGTTTGAAATACAGACCTGCTGACGGTCTGATTTTCCAGTTACCTCTCAGCAGTCTTTCCTTTTCTACCACATTTAGACCATTCAAATTTGCCAAATAGCTTGGGTCTGCATCCAGTAGAATCTTGTTATCATACACACTTGAAGCAATAAAGGTTACCGACTTACATAACATCGGGTCAGCCGCATACTTCTCTGCCAGTTCCTCTAGGGAGTCACCCCAAAGAATCTCACCATCAAGCCTGTAAAAATATCTGATTACTCCCGACCTTTCGGGAATAGGATAACCTGTTTCTTGGTCAATCCACCATGAAATAAACTCTGCTACCCATGAATCCGCATCAGGGTTCGTGGTTGCTCTGATGTACGGCTTTACCCCACAGGTACTACGATTACGGGACAACATATAAAAAAACTGGCTCTCCGTGAAGTGAGTCAGCTCATCAAATGCTATTAACGGTATCTGAGCACCCTGCCATCCATACACATCCCTTTCCATCTGTAGGTGGTTGAATGACACCTTGGCTCCCGAACTAAACACTGCTTGTGGATGCGGACTAACCTTCGGGGTTGCTCCTACAGACACATACATATCTACGGCAGTATCCCAAAGACCACCTTCATTGGTTATCTGATTAGACTGCCTACGGAATATCACCGCACCGAATCCTTGGTTGTCTACATGCCTTAAACATTCCAATAACAGGCTGTAAGTCTTACCACCACCTGCGGCTCCTCCATATATCACTATGTCAGCAGGACTGCTCAAAAACTTCTCCTGAGGTCCGCTCTGTGGTTTTAGTATCATTCTTCATTTCTCCCATTATCCGGCAGATAAATATGTACATTTGACTCCGAATCTTTCTCATCATCCAGCCTGTTTCTCTCTCTGTACTTATCGGGCATCCTGTTCTTTAACCAAAAGATAGTCGCCGTTGCACTCGGGGCCTGTTGTTTTTTAGTCCTCTCAATCCTTATTACCTTTCCAGTGTTCGGGTCTAGTATGGACTTCGTTTCTTCGACATACACATTTCCTGTCGCTTGATTAAACAAGCTGTTTTCAACCTCTAAGTCAGGTATAGCCTTGGCCTCTTTTATGGCCTCTGCGAATGAAGGAAAGCGCCTTTGCCATTCATAATAAGTCTGAACTGCTATTCCCATATTGTGGCATATCTGTATGTCTGTTAAACCCAGTTTTGCCCACTTGCATATGTTCTCCAGTCCTTTTCCTTCTATCCATTCGTGGTACTGTCCTTTACGAGCCATTTGACTCACCACTCAGATATCTTTCCGCCATAACCTTCAAGAAGTCTGTCTTCTGCTTGCCATCTATCTCACCTTTATCACACATTCTGTCTACGGCCTTCTTTAACAGAACTGCTGTTTCTGCAGGTATGTAATCCTTACCCAGTACACTTGATACTGGCACACTGCCCTTGTGTTTAAGCTCTCCTTCTTCATCAGCATAGCCATTGTATAAATCTTCTTCATGGCTTCTGAAAATATCAAGAATCATCATAAGGGATGTCGCACTGTTCTTTATGTCATAGGCAGCCTGTGTTTTTGACTGGGCATCCAATAACCGCTTGAAGTCCTCCAGTCTGTTTATATACACAGTGTCCTGTATTCCACCATGCTCTATGGCGTGTTCAAATGCCTTGTCAAGTTTATCCAACTCATTAGGCAAGAACATAAAGGTTAGCGTCCTATAGTCCAGCTTTACCTCTGCCAGTGCCGATATCGCCGCCTTTTCCATTTCCTCCAGTGTCTTATCATCAAGACCTGCGTAATATTTCAGACCAACATCATCTATCTCATCCCACAGCTCTTTGAGAATAGTCATATCATCCTTACCATCAATGGCATTATGACTAATCTCTATGGCGATCTGTTCCTGCTTTGACAGCTCCTTGTCAGTATAAAGCACTAATACCTCTGTGATACCTGCCTCAATGGCAGCCTGGCACCTGTGGTTGCCTGACAGCACCCTGTACTTATCACCATGCTTCCAACAAAGAGGAACGGATGATAACTGCCCATCCTTCTTGATATTGTCCACAAGATTTCTGAACATTTCATTTGTCATATACCTTGCATTCTTATCAAGAAACTCCAAATCCTTAGTGTCAATCACATCCAGCTTGTATGGAAAATCCTTTAATTTGTCATTTACCACTTCAAGCTGTGATTTTTCCTCCACCATTCATAGCCCTCCTTCAATGTCCATCTTCCTGCCTTTGCAACATAATTTATCGCACCATCCTTCTTCGAGTACACCTCAAACATCCCACGGTACTTCATGCTGACATTTTTCTTTGTGAATACTGTTGTCCCTATGGTATTTACCTTCATGGCCAGTGCCTGCTCCAGTGTGTCCCTCATTTCCGTTGACAATGCTGCTACCAACACTAACTTCGCCAATCTCTTGTGTATGGATGGCCTAATACAAAAATCACTCATCATATAGGCATCTACCCAGCCTCCCAAATAACTGCTCCTGCTCATGGCAATGGCACCAATAAGCTCATCACCAACAAGCACTCCATAACTGGCTGTTGCTGTTGCCGGAATAATACTTTTTGCCAGGTACTCACTCCGCAGTGTGTTCAGCTGAGCCTGTGTGATTTTCACAAATCTCAAATCACCTTTAAGTTCACCAGTTGCTCTTTTTATGTTTACCTTTTCTGTCTTCTGATGTGGCATTGTGATTCTGCACTTGCTCTCACAATTGCTGTAAACATATACAGGCTTGCTTCTTGCACTGGTCTGAACAACACCCCTAAGGAATGGCCTTAAGTCCTCAACATCGTAGTCCCTAAGAGTAACCCAGTATTTCTTGCCCATGATTAACTCATTGAACTCAGTAAACCGCTCATCATCAAAAACCACATACTCAGGAACATCCCAGTCAAATACCTCATTGATTTTCGCATACAGCTTCTCATACCCACCCTTGTAAGTTGGTGGAAAGCTAATTGCCACACACTCCTCAGGTGCTTCACGCATATAATCAATAACATCCTGTGGATGGAACCCTGCTATATAGACATCTTCCAAGGCCCGCTTAACAACCTCAACGGTTTCCTTCTGCATCCTGTCAAACTGATCTCGGTACGCTTCGGCAATTCTCTTGTAGTATGGCAACTCCCTGTCAACATACTTAAAATACTCACTGCACATAAGCAGTGTCGCAATTACATCCTCTCCCGTTGTCAGATAATCATTTAGCCAAGCAAACCGCTCATCAGCTACCTCAATTCTTGTAGGCTTGCCCACAAGATAATTACCTACCGCACACGAATACAAAGACACATCATTGCTGTGGATGTTGGTCAGTCCTTTTTTTGCCAAAATTCGCTCTACTGTGAAGTTTCCACTGCACCCCACATATACTGGGATGTCTTTCCATTGAGAACACATCTCACTCACAATGGCTCTCATATCCTGATTTATCGACCCTATAAACACCTAAAACACTTCCAATCTCATACGCTCTCTGTACGCTCTCATATTTTTTATCCGCTTCTATCCTCAGTCGTTCTAAGTATTGATTTTATTGGGTTTTCGTTGTCCCCTAAAATCAAAGGTATAAATATATTGGGTTCAAAATAAAACCTCTTATACGGCTTTTACGCAGGTCTTATTTTGTCCATCTACTGCATACAAAAAGGGCTATGGCTTCAGCCATAACCCTTAATTATTTTTTGGAGCGAACCCATGGAGTGACCCACAATCTCCTGACTGGACACCAGGTGTTTTACTTTAAACTAGATTCGCATTTAAAACAACGGCAACTCTACCCAGTTACTCTCTTTGGGCTGTGCCTTCTTGAATTTTGATTCGTCCTTCAGCTCTCCGATAAGCTCTCCTGTTCTGAGTTTCCACCACTCAGCAAACATGGTTCTGTGACACCAGTCAGCGGGACCCTTTCTTATATCCTCATAACACAGGAGAACAACATCCCTGCCATACTGGGTGAAACAGTCCAGTCTGTTTTGGATTAGGTCTACCCCATATCGGTCCAACCTGTTGAAATATCTCTGCTTAAATTCTTCGATATCTCCTATATCCTTCAAACCAAATGGCATGAGTTCTTTTATCTCTCCTGCCAGTATATAGCCAAGAGGCCACTTTGGGGTTCCTATTGAGATTCTTACTGGAGTATAAAGTCCCTTCCTAAGTTCGGGGTTTGCATACCTGCTGACATATATCATTCTAATCCTCCCGAAAAAGCATAACGCCTTTCTTTTATTATAGTATTTTGCCACTTATTTGTAAAGTGATTAATTAATTTCCTTTGCCATTCCGTGGCTTACTATGTGTTGCATTTTTATGTGTTGGTAGGGGCTCCCCCTCATCATAGGGCGCCCCTTCACCAACAGCTCCACGCTATAATGTGGAGGATTGACACTAATAGTATACCACGGATTTCCAAAAAAGGTGTTCAATTTTTAGTCAATTTTTGTTCAAAATTTGTTCAAAATTTAGTCACGACTAGTTGATAAAATGAATCTTCCTTGCAGCTATCTCACCGAAAAGCATAACCGCAATAGCCCTTGTGCCAGTTACTACCCTTCTCCTAATTGTGCTGTAGCTGATATTCATGTCCTGCGAAATTCTCTCATACTTCTTCTTCTCGATATAGTACAAGATAATGGCTTCCTTTTCCTCATCAGGCAGGTTATCAATACACCGCTCAATTTTATCAATTTTAAGCTGTAGCTTTCTCACATCATGCGCCTTTTTTTATACTGACTCAGCTTCTTTTCACGACTTGCCGCCTTTATCTCAGTTTCATTCATGTCACTGTGACCGCCCGGCATTGCATCATACGGAGCTATCTTTACTGACACATCCTTAAGACTCTCCTCCATGTCCCTAATGTCATCAACCATGTTGTTCACAGCTACCTTGTAGTACGGAATATTCCGCAAGTAGTCCTTTGTCAGATTCATATAATCATTACATACTACCATAAACCTTCTCCTTTACCAATTTTCATCATGCCATTAACCTCTTGAAAGTTGCATATACTTCCTCTAACTGGCTGTCCCTTATCTCACTGAATTTTGTTGCGTTATACTTGCTTTTCATGATAATAGATACCTGCTCACCCTTACCGCTTGCCATGAGTTGTCGACCTAAAGTAAGCACCTCATCCCTTGTAACCTTTGGTGTGACATTTTCCTGCTGTACAGGTTCGGATACCTTATCCTTCGGAGTTTCTTCCTTCTGTTCTTTGACCTCATCCTTCTTAGTAACCTCAACCTTGTCTACTGCCTTTTCGGGAGCAACGCCCTTTGCCATATTTCCATTATCTGCTGATTTAGTTTCGTCAGGCCTTCCATTATCTGTTGATTTAGTTTCGTCAGGCTTTCCTGTGTTTGTTGCCTTGACTTCAGCCACTGTTCCTTGGATGGGCTTTTTGTCATCTGTCTTCACTGGCTCTACTGGCTTCTCAGCTTTCTTTTCCTCAACCTTTGCAGGTTCAACAGACTTCACTTCCTTTTTCTCCTCCACCTTTACTGGAGTTTCCTTCTTGGCTTCTTCTTTCTTAGGCTCAACCTTCTTGGCAGGTTCTTCAACCTTCTTTGGCTCCTCTGCCTTCTTAGGTGCAGGCTGTGGCTTCTTTTCCTCCTGCTTTGGTGCTTCCTTCTTAGGGGTTTCCACCTTCACAGGTTCTTCCGCAGTTTTCTCCATTCTTGTGGATGCAATGCTCCGCATAACACTCAACAAAGTCTGCATATCCTTCTCGTTTGCATTTGCAATATCCATTGACTCAAAAATAATCTTCATGTCTAAACATCCTTTCTATTATTAAAAACGCTTAAATTATGCTCCCTTTTGCTCTAATACTAAATCCACTTTTATCAATGTCGGATCTATATCACAGGTACATATTTCCAGTTTCGCCTTCTCGCACCATTCAACGATAGAAGCATTAACCACTCTGTCCTGTTTAACTGGCTTATTAAACTTCAACTTCGCCTGTACCAGTCTGTTCTTCTTTACCTCCAAACATGCAACCAGTTTTCCCTTGTCATCCGTCATATAAGCTATCTGACACTCACCGCCTAACACCCTATCTGCGTATGTTTTCACGCAATTGTGGAAAGCATTACTGCCAGTTACAAGCTCCTTACTGTGATGTGGCAGGTAAAACTTCACGCTATCAAGCTGCATTGTCAGTCTTCTCACAATATGCTGTGGCACTTTAAGCTCAAAACCTCTTTCTCGCATTAAGGCTCTCTGCTCAACCAACCAGTTATGCAAGTCTTTCAGCTTTACCTTCTTGGATTCTTCCTGCACCTCTTTGGGAACCATCAAATACATGGACTCAATATCTCTTAGCTCTGCGAGGTTATCAGTCCCAATGTACTTAAGGAACCTTCGTATTTCGGCTCCGCTCCTGCCTTCTGTGGTTACTTGTATCCGTCTTATCAGTTCTGCCGCTGATACTGAATAGAAACTCCACTGTGGCAACACCCTTGTCACAACCTTATCAACATACCTGTATATAGCCAGGATGTGGTTAGGGTCACTAACAATTTTGCCAATTTCACCCAACATGGCTACTGAGAACATATCCCTCTGTACTATTCGCCTTACTGATTTGATGTTAGGCAGCCCATACGACTCCATCAAATACTGCAGATAGTCCTTTGCTTTTCGTGTTCCATCAAGATTTGCAAAGTAAGCGTCAAAATATAGTATGCCTCAACAACAAATAAAAAGCAGCCCGTAGGCTGCGTCATAGTATAGTGTTATGAATCTTCAGTTGGCAGGTTCACATTCCACGGGAGATACTTTTCCAAAACTGAATCGTCCTTTAAGGATTCTTCCTGGGACATGTTTGTAAAGATGTATTCCAGATATTCTTTGGTATCAACTTTGTTGGCTATGCATGTCTCTATTAAACTGTATGCTGCGGCACTGGCCTCGGCACCAGTCGGAGAGCCGGAAAATACCCAGTTTTTTCGACCGATGGTGAATGG